CAATATCTTCTTCAGTAAGTGGTTTACCATCGAACAACATAGATTGCGCAGCAATGTCTCGAAGGTCAAGCGGTGCAGAAGCATCACCGTCTGTTGCGATTTTTGGATTATCAGTGCGCCCTAATAAGTAGTCGATAGACACATTAAAATAATCAGCAATTTTTTGGAGATTATCAGCTTTCGGATTTCCCTTTTTCATACTATAAAGATAATTTGTACTAAAATTTAGTTTATCTTCTAATTGATTAAGAGAAATTCCTTGCTTTTGGCAAAGTTCTTTAATTTTATCGAACGTCGAAAACATTGATATATCAACCTTTCTAAGATACGACAAAAAATATTTAAAATTAATTCTAAAAACTATTGACAAAAATTAGAATTAGTTTTAAAATAGTTTTTGTAAAGTAAAAGAGTTAGCAAAACAACATATAAAAACTTTTTTCAAAAAATGACAGCTTTGGCGAGCGAGATTCATTATAGATAAAGGTTTTAAGATGTCTTTTAACTATGCCTTAATTTTAGAATTAATTTTAAAAAATGTCAAGGAATTTTATAAAGTTTTTGACTAATTCTTTTACTGTTTTACAAAAAAAGCAGAAAGGGGCCGATATGATGAGCCAACAACATAAACGGTGGAATTCATTAGTAGAGGAAGCTCTCGAAAAAAGAGGGTGGTCACGATCAGACTTAGCGACTGTCGTCGGTGTAAGTCCAGCTACAATAACTCAACTTTTCAAAGAAGGAAAAGGTAGCGATGATCTGAAACTACGAATTAACAAAAAGTTACGGATTAACGAATCATGGGAAAAATTCGAGGATTAAGAAATATAAAAAAAGGCACCTAACGAGGTTAGGCGCTCTAGAAAAGAAACTACTAATAGTATAACACAAATCGGAGATAACAATGAATATTCTAAGTGAAGAATTTGAAAACGGAATAAGATCAGTGGTTCGAGTTCAATTTAAAGAATCTTTCACTGAATTCTTAGACCAGGAGATATCAGAGAAACGTTGGTTGTCACTAGAAAGTGCAGCGCACTATGCAGATTGCAGTTCAAATACCATCAGAAAATGGATCAAGATGGGATTGAATCTTTATCAAATTGATGGAACAAAACGAATTGACAAGAATGAATTAGATCAATTCATTCAAAGTAATATCGTTATTTAGATAGCAAAGGAAATAAAAATGGCAGTTTCTAGGGAAATGACATTATTAGAAACACAGGTGCTAAACACAATCCTACAAAGTGCATCATTTGAAACGCCAATTCAAGCCAGAGTCTTACAAAGACGTTTCAATTTAAGTAAACGAAAATTAGAAATTATTGTAGAAAGCCTGAAAGTAAACTTTAACCATCCTATTGTAGCAAAAAAAGAAAAGCCGAATGGATACTTTTTGCCAAAAACAAAGGAAGAACGAGATGCAGGTTTAGCATCCTACAAAAGGCAAATACTAACTGAACAAAAGAATTTAGCAGCAATATTGGCAATTGATTTAGATGAATATAACAAGAAATGGAGATCAGAAAATGTTAAATGAAATTATTATTGGTGTATTGGTAATCGTGGTGTTATTTGAGGCGATCATGGTAAGTGCAATTAGCCAACGATGCAAAGAGTCGAAACGGGAATTAAAAAAGTTGATCAAGGAAAAACAACAAATCGAAGAAGCTCGGCAAGCTATGCGCTTTGGACATCGTAGATAAGGAGAGGATTGTATGGGAAACGACACATTAGTATTCATCTCTTTCGGTTTCATTATTTCCTTTACCCTTTTTAATATTTTTAAACTTCTTTGTAACCTTGAAAATACCTTGGAAGGTATTAGGGATCAAATAGAGAAAAGGGAAACTGATAAAAATAGCGATCAGGTTGAACTCTTTCTCAGACAAGCTCTTAACAAGGTAACAACCGAAAAGAAGGATAAAAGAAATCATTGCGATCGATGTTGAAAGTTGAATATCATTTTTTTCAACTAGATCATAAAACAAAAGGAAATTGTATACAGTAACTAACACTGAATATGAAATAATAAAAGCTAAAATTAAAAACGTAAATAAAGTCTCAAAATGTATTCCTTTCAAAACTTCAAGAGTTGACTCCATGCTAGTAGGTAAATATTTCAAATACAAATATGACATTAGTATTGTGATAAGCAAAGGAAAAATTAATGAATATTTATTTCTCATAGATAGACCCCTATTGTTTTTAATTTAATTATATCAATATTAAGGAAAAATAAAAATGGCAGAAAAAACAAATATCCTGCCTCACGACATACTAGCTGAACAGGCGGTACTTGGATCAATTTTCGTTGACCCAGAAAAAATCTTTATCGCATCAGAATTTCTTACACAGGAAAGTTTTTATAAGTTATCTCACGGTATTATCTTCAATATTATGGAAGATTTGGCAGATAAGGGGGAACCAATTGACCCTGTATCTGTAAAATCAGCACTTGACTCTATTGGAGAGTTTGAGCGTATTGGTGGAATGGCTTTTCTTGCTAGTTTGATCAATTCAGTTCCCACTAGTGCTCACATTGAACATTATGCAAAGATTGTGGCCGAAAAAGCTAAAGCAAGAGAGGTCATCAATGATCTAGGTAAAGCACTTGAAAAAGTATATGAAGATCACCAAGATTTAGATGATGTCATAGTAAGACTTGAAAATACACTGACATCGGTAAGTGCCAATCAATACTCAGGTTTTAGAAACATCATGGATGTATTGGATTCCACTAATATTCGAATTGATGAACGATCTAAGCACGTTGGAGATGTTACTGGCCTTGCTACAGGTTTTACCGATTTTGACAAAATAACAACAGGACTACACGAAGACAACTTAATTATTTTGGCAGCCAGACCTGCTATGGGTAAAACAGCGTTTGCTCTAAATATTGCACAGAATGTCGCAATACGAGCGGGTAAACCAGTAGCTATCTTCTCACTGGAAATGGGGGCAGAGAGCCTGGTAGAACGGATGCTATCCGCTGAAGGAGTGATTCCATCCTATCACATCAGGACAGGAAAGTTATCTGACAGTGAGTGGAGACGGATGCTCTTAGCACAGGAACAGTTATCAAAGGCTCAACTCTATATTGATGATACCGCTGGCATCAGAATTTCTGACATCCGAGCACGATCAAAGAAATTAGCTCAAACAACAGGAGAGTTAGGTTTGATTGTTATTGATTATTTACAGTTGATTACTGGCAGAGGAAAAGAAAATAGACAGCAAGAAGTATCTGAGATCTCTAGACAATTAAAGATTTTAGCCAAGGAATTAAAAGTGCCAGTAATTGCACTTAGCCAACTTTCTCGTGGAGTAGAACAACGTAATGACAAAAGGCCAGTTCTGTCAGATCTTCGTGAATCAGGATCAATTGAACAAGATGCTGATATTGTAGCATTTCTTTACCGAGATTCTTATTACCGTCGTGAGGGACAAGAGGAAGATGATAATGTGACAGAAGTGATCTTTGAAAAGAACCGTCATGGGGGATTAGGTACCGTCAAATTATTCTTCCACAAAGAATTTACAAAATTTACAAATATGGAGGTACACTAAATGATTAAAAAATCAGAAGTAGCTGGTTACTTAGCATTTTTCAAAGTTCCCAAACCGCTTATTTATGACGAAAAATACAAGAGATTAAGTAACAATGCAAAGTTAATGTATATGTTGTTGTTTGATAGGTTGGAGTTATCTCTAACAAATAAATGGCACGATAAAAACGGAAATGTTTTTCAATACTATACTAACGAGCAGTTAATGATTGATTTGAATTGTAGCGAACCTACAATCATAAAAACCAAGAAAGAACTTAAAGATGCCCAGCTACTAAAAGAAATTCGACAAGGCGTAAATATGCCTAATAGAATTTACATCAATGCGGTTAATGGATCGGCTGTGAGTTCATTTGCTGACCTTAAAAGCTTTAAGTTTGGAACTGAAGAAACTTTAGTTCAAGAACTTAAAAATATTGAGGGAATCAAGACTGATAATATCAAGACTGATAATAATATAATGTCGATTTGTCAGGAAGTTATTACTTATCTCAATCAGGTTACAAAGAAGAACTTCAACAAAAATACAGCTAGCCATCATAAATACATTAAGGCACGCTTGAAGGAAGGTTATGAACTAAAAGACTTTAAACATGTGGTTAATGTTATGGCAGCTACATGGATGGGAACAGATTATGAACGATATCTACAACCTCAAACGCTTTTTGGGAATAAGTTTGATAGTTATCTTAATCGTAGTATGCCGAACAATGTCCGATCATTTGCTTCAGCAGTTGATGAAAGGCTGGGATTCTAATGGAAGCTCTAAAAGATATTGAAAGAAAAAAGCTACTAGATAAAATCTGTGAAGTGCACTCTTGCCAATTATGGGAGAGTCCAGTAGTTATTGCTGGAAAATTGAAATATTTGCAGGTTTGTCCAGAGTGTGAGAAGGAAGAAATTAAACGAATAGAGAAAAAGTTAAATAATGAGTCAGCAATAAATTCAAAATTAGCCCAAACATTTGAAGTATTCAGTCGTTTTAGTTTATTTCCTGATGAATTGATCGGAAAAAATTTAGAGAATTTTAGCACTGATAATCAGATTGCAGAGCAAGGTTTAAATTTTTCAAAAAGGATGTTGAGAGACTATGTGAAGGGAAAAACTGGAAATGTTATTATCACTGGACCTCCCGGAGTCGGTAAGAGTCATCTATCAATTGCTTTAGCTTCTTCTCTAAACAATAAATTCAAGGACATAGGTAGTCCTAAAAGTATTATTTTCGTATCGGTAACTAGACTATTTACTGAAATAGAAAATAGCTTTGGTGGGAAAGGCAACTTTACAGAAAGTCAAGCTGTAGAAATGCTTAGCAATGTAGACTATCTCTTTCTCGATGATCTAGGAAAAGAGAGCAGCATGAGTGACACCCTTAAACAAGCAAACGAATGGAGACAAAGGGTTCTATTCAAGATCTTAGACAATCGACAGACAACTTTTATAAATACTAACTTATCTAGTAGCGATATCAAAAAAATCTATAATCCAGCACTTGCAGATAGAATTTTCAAGGGTGCAAGTAAACATATTTTTAAATTCCCTGATGGGATGGAAAGCAGAAGGTATTAATGGAAAATAAAAGATTAGTTGAGTTAATCAAAAAAACTCAAAAATGGTTTTATGATCGTAATTTACAGACTCAGAATCTTGATAAACAATTCTTAAAATTGTTTGAGGAAATTGGGGAATTAGCTAGTGGGTTAGCAAAAAAACAAGATGACGTTATAAAAGATAGCATCGGAGACATTGCTGTAGTGTTAATTGGCCTTACTCTACAATTAGGAATTGATACGAAAGAAGTATTTCCACATACAGAATCAGTTCCTTCTACGAATTCTAACAAGGAAGAAGATCATTTTATTTTATTGCTAGATCAATCAGTTGCTGCTTACTTTAGTCGCCAAAATTATCAATTAAAAAATGTAGCATTTGAATTGATTCGAGTATCTAAGTTTTTGAATATCGATTTCACAGAGTGTTTAGGCTTGGCATACGAAGAGATCAAAGATCGAACAGGGCGCTTAGTTGACGGTGTTTGGGTGAAAGAGGAGGATTTATGATGGGCGAAAACAAAGTGAAACAATATGATACTATCAACAACCCCAGCCATTATCATGGAAAAAATGGGATGGAAGCAATTGATGTGATAGAAAACTTCATAGGTGATTTAGCAGGAAAGGCAGGTTGGGCATGGGGCAATTCAATGAAATACCTTTTACGATTCCAAAAGAAGAACGGCATAGAGGATGTAAAAAAAGCCTTCCGCAATTTGGTATGGGTTCTTGAGGAAATCGCAGGTAAAAAAGAATCTTTAGCATTCCTCAGTTCTTTAGTAAAGGAGTTAGAGGATGAGCAAGTACACAAAGAATCAGATTGAACATGCTAAACAACAAGTGCAATTACTCCTAGCAAGTCGAGGTATGACTAGGCATCAATTATCCTTTGAATTAGGATATGGGAGAGATGCAGTTACTTCATGGTTAAATGGTAGAGTGCAGTTAGGAAAGTTTCAAGTTCAATGCCTTTGTGATTATTTTGGTGTGACAGAAACTTCCATTGTTGGGGATCCAGAAGAGTTAGCAGACTACAAATTATATAAAGACGGCAGATACATCTGTCGAGGGCCGCTTAAAGAATTGAGTCGTATTATCGGCAAAGATGCAGGTATGCTTAAGTATTATGCAGAATTGCATGCTCAAGGTAAAAAAACAGGAAATCTAACTGTGGTTAAAAGTGAGGAATGATGATGAATAAAGAAGATTTAATTAAAAAATATGAAAACTTTGAGGGCGTATAGAACGCAAATGGTGCTGAAATAGCTCGTCAATGCTTTTTAAGAGACTTGGAACAATTGAATGAAATAGTTACGAAAAAAGTCACAGTCCCTCAGTATGTTGAGGATTGGATCGAGTACTGTAAAACCAATGGAATTGCTCTAGGATATGCACTATATTGTTCAGGACAAGCAAGCGACAAAAAAGTCTATGATTGGATTGTTGAAAGCTTGGAGAACCAAGAAACATTCGCTAGAGCTTGGATTGACGGCTACGAGATTGAGAAAGAGAAGCGGTATGAAGTGATATTGAGCAATGGACAGTCGTTGAAAACTGTGTACAGACAGGGTAGTGATCGTCTTGATTTTGAAAAGGTGTATGGCGATATTGAAAGATTTACTAGAAAACAATTGGAAGAGGCTGGTTTTGGCTGGGTGTTTGATTGTGAGGGAATGGAAGTTAAGGAGGTGTGAAAATGAATAAGCAGGAATTGATTGAACGTATCGACAAGTTACCTTACGTTGAAGGTCCTATTGCTGATACGGTGACAGTTAATAGAGAATGGATATTAAAATCAATAGAACAACTAGACGAACCACAGAAAGTCACAGTCCCGCAGTTTGTTGCTGATTGATATGAAAAACATAAAAATGATTTTGAGTTTGCAGTTTTTAATTATTTGTATATGTTTGATAAACAAGATGAGTCTGACTTCAAAAGATGGTTTAGAGACTCAAGAACAGAACCATTTCAAATCCTTGTTAGTATGCTTCAATTCGGCTACGAGGTCGAGAAAGAGAAGCGGTATACGGTAAAGATGAGAGCAACAAAACAACCGCTATTTTATAATAATATGTACGAGAAAATATTTTTTTCTTTGGGGGATTTAGCTACTCGATTTACACGTAAAGAACTAGAAGAAGTTGGGTTGGGTTGGGTGTTTGATTGCCCAGGTGTTGAAGTAGAAGAGGTGGAAGGATGAATAAAAAAGAGCTGATTGAGAGTATCAGTCATTTACCTTCAGATTGTAGCGGACCAAGACCGATGATTGATAAATTAACAACGTTGGAATTGATTAAGTTGCTAGACGAAACGCAGGAAGTAGAGATCCCAATGTTTGTGGCGGATTTTATCACAGAACAGAAAAAACTAGGTCATACGCTGTCCTACTCAATAGATGCATGCATGTCTGATGGAGTTGCAGAATGGTATTGGGATAACTCCGAACTCTTCGCTCTTTCTTGGGTCAATGGCTACACGGTAGAAAAAGAGAAGCGGTATTATGTAAGATTTAAAGGGATGGAAAGTGATGATTTTAATTACTTAAACTTTATCAAATTTCAACACGCTTGGGTCTTATCATCAATAAAACTAGATAAAAAATTTCGTACAGAACACACAAAAAAACAGCTTGAAGAGGCCGGCTTTGACTGGGTGTTTGATTGCCCAGGTGTTGAAGTAGAAGAGGTGGAAGGATGATTCCAGACGACCAATTTATTAGAGAACTTATTGAAGATGAAGATATTATCTTCAATAAAGACAGTGAATATCACAAGCAGAAGAAAAAAGAAAAGAAAAATCCTATTTTCAAAAGAAATAAGCCAAAGAAATTTTGAGGAGGTAGAGTGATGGAATGGAATAAGTTAACCACAAGGAATATTGCTGAAGAAGAGAAGGAGTTTTTTCATAACGCCATTGAGTACGTTTGGGAAGGTGAAACTCCAGAAATTGATGAAGAAGTCCTTGTCTATAACCCAAAGACACAAAATATATATACTGATATCTGGATTGATTATGGGGAAGGAATTGGTTTCGAGAACACTGATGAAGACACAGTATTCTGGATGAGCTATCCAAAACCACCAAGTGCCAAAATGATGAAAAACGAGAAAATGCCCAAGATAGACGATTTTGTGTTTGCATTACAAGTAGGAAAACTTGTAGTAGATACAGCAAAAGCAATTATCGTAGACGATAATCTTTTGGGCAGCAATGGAAAGTTTGTTTTAGACAGTCACACGTTCAACATAACTGTGTCGGAGGAGAAATGATGAATATTGTATTTTATTTAAAAAATGGCAATAAGGTTGAGGCATATGGATGCAGTGAGAAAGATTTAACTAGATTGGTTAGTCAATTCAACAATGGACATTTAATGCGTGTTAAGAATGTATGCATTAACCCAAAAGAGGTAGTTTATTTGGTTGGATACGGAAGCGAGGATAACCAATGACCCTTCAAAACTTTATCAACATACTACTCGCAGCAGTCTGGCTTTCTGGCTTGATTTGGGCCATTTTGGTGGCTGTTTTATCAAATATAGAGGATGATAAAAAAGATGAAATTAGAGACATTAGTTAAAACAAGAAATCCCTATCAAAAAAGACTAGAAGATGAGAAATTGTTCATATCTTTATGTAATCAAATAGGAAAACAAAATGCCACAGCGAACAAAGAATGGATGAAACGTAAAGTCAGAGATTTAGACAAGGAGATTGAAGAGTATGAACAAAAATCAATTACTGATTGTTAATATTGCAGCTCTATTTTTAATACTCTTTCTATCAAGCATAAATCTAAACACACGAATAAGAAAACTTGAGCAAGAAAATAGGGATTTGCAATGGGAAGTAGAAGAGCACGAATTAAGTATCCAGCGCATGGCTGAAAAAAATACAATGCAGGATACTATTCTAAATAAATTAAATCGTGAATATCAAATGCGTGAGCATGAACGTGCTCAGAAGTTAAAAGAAATTGCCGAACAGAACGGAGTAGGAGGATAAGAATAATGATTAACAATGTAACTTTGATTGGAAGATTAACAAAGGATGTAGAGTTGAAACGTACTCCTTCAGATATTGCTACTGCACAATTTACAATAGCTTGCAACCGGAATTTTAAAAATGCCAATGGAGAATATGATGCAGATTTTGTAAATTGCGTGATGTGGCGTGAACAAGCAGAACGCTTCGCAAACTGGACCAAGAAAGGGTACCTTGTAGCAATTGTTGGACGTATCCAAACAAGAAACTATGAAGGGACGGATGGTAGACGTATTTATGTCACAGAGGTTGTAGCAGAGAATTTTCAAATTTTGGAAAAACGTGATAATTCTGGTAATCAAAATTCAATGATGGAACAAATGCCACCTTCTTATGCTTCAAATCCAATGGATATCAGCGACGATGATCTTCCATTTTAGGAGGTATCTATGTCAGATAAAAAAATGATCGTTTGGGCATTGTTTGACAGTGGCAATGGGAGCTATACAAAAGGTGTGAATGCCCTGAATAGTTCGGGGGGGGCTAACATTGACATCTATCCAATCGGAATAGACATAGAAAACAAGAACAATCATTTTATAAATTTGAACCTTGCAGACTATGGCCGAATATTTGGAGATAACACACTTTTCAATGTGTTAGATCAGTTGCCGAAACCTGATTTAATAATAGCTAGCCCGCCATGCGAAAGTTGGAGTAATGCTAGTGCTATGTGTGAGGGGAATGCGTGTTGGAAACAAGAAGATCTATCAGATAGCCTATTTGTTCCACAAAGGAAGGGTAGCATGTTTACTATCAGAAATGCTTCTGACTATGAGAAAGCTTATATAAACTATCAGTATGACCGTCAGTTTATGAAAAGGGTAAATAGGGAACTTTGTGCTTTCAACACTATTGAGATTATTAAGCGTTATGAACCAAGTTATTTCATAATAGAGAACCCTGCAAGTGGGCGTTTGTGGAAATATATTGAGTGTGTTATAGGATTTAAACTACCGCACCTCAACCTAACAAGATACAACAATTATGATTACCCTTTACAGAAACCTACAAAATTCGCTAGTAATCTTGATTTAGAGCTTAAAAATGACATAATTAAGCAAGAAATTGAGTGGGGGAAATTTTCTAAATCTTACAATGAACGATCAAATATTCCACAAAAACTAGTAATAGATATTTTTAGCAAGGTTTACAATGAATTTTTAAAGGAAAAAGTCTAAATATCAGGCATTATATTTAAATATGATGATCAGACCAGGAGGTATATATGATTATATTTGATGAGTTCTATCGTGAAGAAGTTCGACGCTGCTATAAAGAAATTGAAGCTCTAGAGGTAGAAAATAAAAAACTTAAAGAAAGAATAAGTCACTTCATACGTTCTTCATGTGATAGTGAGTGGAAGAAGATCGTTAAAGATTTTAAGATTAAGAAACAAAATCGGAAGTGGAAAGCAAGATAAACTAACAGATATAGCAATTCAGGAAATGGAGGTGAAGAATGCAGCTTTTTGATGATATCGATGAAAAAGAAACAATAAGGAGGGCTAAGAAAAAGCTCTCAGAATATCCACGCTGGAGAGAAATAGCATGTGATGACCCAATTCAAAAAGTAACGCAGGAATTCACATTTCAACCCAGGGGAGGAGCAGGACCTAATAAAGCTGTCGAAAATTTAGCAGTTCGACGTGTTGATGCAATGATTGAGTTAGAAGAAATTGAACAAGCGGTAAGCAGGCTATTCAATCCTACTTATCGGTATATACTATTTTCCAAGTTTCTTAAAAATCAAAAAGATCTAAACTACGAAATTTACAACTATCTAGGTATAGAGAGGACTAAATTTCAGGAACTGTACAACAATGCTTTATTAGCGTTTGCAGAGCAGTATCGAGATGCTGTGCTAGTATGTAATAAAAAAACGGTATTTTTGCGGTAAAAATACGGTAATCATAACACAAAATATGACTTAAAATAGTATTATCAGAAAATGAAGGCGGTGGCCTGGTAGTTTTTTGTAGATCTCCTAATAGTATTTTTGGTTAGCTGTTCACCAGAGAGATTCGGGGTGGCATGGGTTCGAATCCCATACAGCTAATATTTTAAGTCAGTTCTAATGAGCTGACTATTTTTATTTGAAAGGAGTAGGTAAATGCGTAAAGTGGAACCGATTCGTGATACAGATGATATTGAACGCATGAAGGATTACTTAAAGAGTAAGAATGAACGAGACTATGTAATGATGGTTACAGGGCTGTATTCAGGAATGCGAGTTAGTGATATCCTGCCCTTGAAAGTAAGAAGTGTTAAAGGAACTCACATTGAAGTTACCGAACGAAAGACAGGTAAAACAAAAAGGTTCGCTATTAACCCAGCTTTAAGAAAAGCATTGGATCATTATATAAAAGAAAATGAATTAAAGGATTATGATTACTTGTTCCCTTCGAGAAAGAAGGTTAACAATGAAGGACTTAGAATAACACACATTGGTAGAGTGGCAGCATATCAGATCTTGAGAGATGCAGGAGAGCATATTGGATTAACAAACATCGGAACACATTCCATGAGGAAAACGTTTGGATACCATCACTACAGAAAGAATCAAAATGTTGGGATATTGATGGAGTTATTTAATCATTCTTCACCAGATATCACACTTGGTTATATAGGGTTCAAGCAGGATGAGTTAGATAATAGCATGTTGAATTTTGCTTATTAAGGTCACGTATTTAACAAAATGAAATAAAGTAAATTCATTTATTGATGATGGCCCACTTATCTATGAGAGAGTAAGGTGGAAAGTCTTATGATTCAAATTAACAGAATATAAGATATGTTAAATTCAAAGACCCTCCCCCTCTAATAAAATAACACCCATCAAATTAAAAATACCAGGCCTAATTATTACACCCTCCCTCATTAATTTACTACCCCCTATCTAACAAAATAATACCCCCCACTATTCAACACCACGGTATTGATACCGAATAAGGGAACGAGGGTAAGGTGTGTAGGATGATATGAAATAGAAATGATAATCGAGGTATACAATGAAAGAACTACGGGCAGACCGTAATGGACCGCATCGAGTAGCATTTGAAAAGAATAAGAAGATACTACTCAAGACTCAGAATACCTGTGGGATCTGTGGCCAGCCTGTAGATAAATCACTCAGGTACCCCCACCCACTATCCCCAGTGATAGACCACATCATTCCAGTGAATAGGAATGGACATCCATCAGACATCAAGAACTTACAGCTTGCGCATTGGCAATGCAATAGACAAAAGTCTGATAAGTTATATGCTGAACAAAATTTTGAAAAAAATGCAATTGTTGGAAATCGCAATTTGCCACAATCAACCAATTGGCTGAAATACCACAGTTGACCCAGAACTGATAGGGGGGGTTACCCCCTCCCCTCGGTTCTGGCCGAGCTTCACGCCGTCACTGTACATATTTTCTCGTGCCAAAACGAAAGGATAAGAAATTGGAATTAAGAGGAATTGAATATCTCAGAAGAAAATTAGAATCTTGCAGGACCAGGGTTAATTTGAGGTATAAACATTATGCTATGAAAAACAATGACACTCCAATCGGAATCACTATCCCTCTAAATGTCCGTGCTCAATACAAATCGACATTGGGCTGGACTGCTAAGGGGGTTGATAGCCTTGCAGATCGTTTAGTATTTCGAAAATTTGAAAATGATGATTTTGAAGTTACTGAGATTTTTGAACAAAACAATCCTGATATTTTCTTCGATAGTGCGATATTATCAGCCTTGATTGGATCGTGTAGTTTTATCTACCTTTCTAAAGGGGAAAATGATGAAGTGAGATTGCAAGTGATTGAATCAAGCAATGCAACAGGAATCATTGATCCAATCACTGGTCTATTAGTCGAGGGATATGCGGTGCTGGCTCGTGATGATTATGGTCAACCAATCCTAGAGGCCTATTTCGAACCAAATGCTACTCACTTTATTCCAAAGGGGCAAGATCATTATTCAGTTACTAACCCAGCTAATATTCCATTATTGGTACCTGTCATTCATAGACCTGATGCAGTTCGTCCTTTTGGTCGTTCACGGATTACTAGAGCAGGGATGTATTATCAAAAGTACGCTAAACGGACTTTAGAACGGGCTGATATTACTGCTGAATTTTACTCTTGGCCACAGAAATACATCATTGGACTAGATCCTGATGCGGAACCTCTAGAAAAATGGAAAGCAACAGTTTCTAGTCTACTAACCATCTCAGCAAGTGACACTGGAGAAAAGCCTAGCATCGGACAGTTTACAACTGCTAGTATGACACCATTTACAGAACAGTTGAAAACAGCAGCAGCTGGATTTGCTGGAGAAATGGGACTGACTCTGGATGATTTAGGATTTGTTTCAGATAATCCATCATCTGTAGAAGCTATTAAAGCTAGTCACGAGAATTTGCGTTTGGCAGGACGGAAGGCACAACGTTCACTAGGAGCTGGCTTCCTGAATGTAGCTTACGTAGCCGCTTGTTTGCGTGATGAGTTTCATTATGAAAGAAGCCAATTCGTAAAAACAACCGTTAAATGGGAACCGTTATTTGAAGCGGATGCTAATATGATGACCATGATTGGTGATGGTGCTCTTAAATTGAATCAAGCCTTGCCTGGCTATATCAATGCTGAAACGGTTCGAGATCTTACAGGTATTGCTGGTGATATGTCTGCTGTTCCTGTGACAAACGAAGGAGAACCAGATGGAACATGATGTATTACCTGGTATTCTAAAGGAAGTACAGCATCGTTTTGAAAGTGAATATGGGAAGAGCGAAGTTGTCAGTCGAGCTTTTGCAGAACTACAGGCCAAAAAAGCAACTTATAAGACAGCGAATGAGTTCGCTATCGAAGTTGGAGAAATTCTCTCTAAGGCTCTGGAAGCTTCTCTAAGCGCCGATAAATTACCAGATGGTAAAATGTATTACAATATTGCTCAACGTTTGTTGATGGACGTGCTGGGTCGTAATTATGAGATAATAAGCGCTTATACTAGAGATGTTCAGGAAAATTTGAACAGAGAGGCAAAAATAGGGCTTAAAGTTCAAATTCCTTTACTAAATCAAGATCGAATAGATGGTATCGTAAATCGCTTTTCGTCTGAAGATAATTTTGAAGATGTAAGGTGGCTGCTCGGTGAGCCTATTGTCAATTTCACGCAATCAATTATTGATGATAGTATTCAAAAAAATGCTGAGTTTCATCATAAATCTGGATTACAACCCGAAATTATTAGAAAATCTTATCTCCATTGCTGTGATTGGTGTCAAGAGGTTCAAGGTAGCTATAAATATCCAAAAGTTCCAAAGAATGTTTATAGAAGACATCAACATTGTCGTTGTATTGTTGACTATGATCCAAAAAGCGGGAAAGTTAAAGACATTTGGAGTAAAATTTGGAGAAAAACAGATGAAAGTGATAAGATAGAAGCAAGGAAAGATATCAATGGGAAATCTCAAATGAGCGAAGTGAGAAAACTTGCGCTTCAAGAAGGAATTACCTCGAATCCTATCAAAAAAAGTCCTAAAAAACTAACTGAGGAGCAAATCATTGCTGCTGTTGGTGGTGGAGATAAAACAAAAGGATCATGTTCATCCGCAGCTTTTGCTTACATAGGTAATAAAGGTGGTTATACCGTTTTAGATTTTCGAGGAGGGGAAAGCTGTGACTTTTTTGCTAGAAACAGTAGAATCCAAATGATAGGAAATCTTCCTGGTGTTAAAATGCATGTTGTTAAACATACAAATGACTTTACTGCTGTCAGAGAATTGTTGGAAAAGGTAGAATCTGGGAATGAATATTATTTAGCGGCAGGTAGACATGCGGCTATCATAAGAAAAAATGAAGGCCGTTTCGAATATTTGGAATTACAATCCAGAATATCAAACGGGTTTAAACCATTAGATAACATTGTTTTGAAAGAAAGATTCAAGTGTAAAAAAACGCATAGTACCAGACACGGTAAATATGAGGTGGATAGTTGTATTATTGATTCGGATTCATTGAAAGATAATCCTGAGTTCCATAATATATTGAGTTTCATTAACACAGCCGGTTCTAAACAAATGAAAGGAATTGAAGGCCATGAAAGATGATCATGAAGAAATAAACTGGTCTGAATATTGCTATAAAGAAAATCATGATGACAAAATTTGGTGGGTTGATACGTCATGGTTTGCTAGAGGGTTGATGTTATTTACGTTTGATAAGGAAAAGTTCTATAACCTTTTTGAAGATTACCCTCAAAACATGACTTCAGAAGAGGTTGAAATCTTTGATAAAGAAAATCCATATTGGGCTGAATTCTTTTCAGACCGAAAATAAGAATACTGAAGCACTCGAAAGGGTGCTTTTATTGTGGTTTTAATTAGGAGGTGATCTGATATCTCCCAGCGATAGGGTTATCATGCGATTACGATTGAAAGGTTATAGTATGGCTAGGAAGAAACTTGGCAATCAGAATCCTACTCAATCGGTGATTTTAAAATACGTCAAGAAAAATTCATTAGCAAATGAAGCGATTGATCTTTACGAAAAAACTGGTCTTTCTTGCTATTCTTGGCAAAAAAACCTTCTACTACCGATGATGGCTGTTGAAAAAAATGGCTTATGGGTGCATCAGAAATTTGGATACTCTATTCCTCGACGAAACGGGAAGTCAGAGCTTCTTTACATTTTGGAGATTTGGGGGCTGCATAAAGGACTAAACATCCTTCACACAGCTCATCGTATTTCCACTTCCCATGCCTCATTTGAAAAGGTTAAACGTTACCTGGAGAAAATGGGATATGTGGATGGTGAAGATTTCAACTCTATCCGTGCCAAAGGACAGGAACGGATTGAATTGTATAAAACTGGTGGTGTGGTCCAATTCCGTACCAGGACATCAAATGGGGGTCTTGGTGAAGGATTCGATATGCTGATCATTGATGAGGCACAGGAATACACAACAGAGCAGGAATCTGCTTTGAAATACACTGTAACCGATAGTGCTAATCCAATGACTATCATGTGTGGGACTCCTCCTACTCCAGTTTCCAGTGGTACAGTCTTTACTAAGTATCGAGAAACGTGCTTATTCGGTAAAGGGAAATACTCTGGTTGGGCTGAATGGTCTGTGTCTGAAGAAAAAGAGATTGACGATGTAGATGCCTGGTATCATTCAAATCCTTCAATGGGTTATCACTTGAATGAACGAAAAGTAGAAGCTGAGCTAGGTGAAGATAAACTAGATCATAATGTTCAACGTCTAGGTTTCTGGCCTACTTACAATCAGAAGTCTGCTATATCTGAAACAGAATGGAACGAATTAAAAGTATCTGATATTCCTGATCTTGTCGGACAATTATTTGTTGGGATTAAGTATGGACAAGATGGTACAAACGTTGCCATGAGCGTTGCAGTACGGACGAAAGATGGACGTTTTTTTGTCGAAGTTATAGATTGTCAATCAGTGCGCAATGGGAATGACTGGCTAGTGGCTTTTCTGCGTAGTGCAGATGTGGCCCAAATCGTTATTGACGGTGCAAGTGGTCAAAAGATTCTAGATGAAGAATTGAAGGACTACAAAATTAAGAATGTCATCTTACCAACCGTTAAAGAGATCATAGTGGCAAATGCTCTTTGGGAGCAAGGTATTTATCAAAAAAATATCTGCCATGCTGGACAACCATCTCTATCAAAAGTGGCTACTAACTGCGATAAGCGCAATATTGGTTCAAATGGTGGTTTTGGTTATCGCTCTCATTTTGACGATATGGATATTTCTTTGATGGACAGCGCTTTGCTTGCGCATTGGGCTTGTGTAACCACTAAGCCTAAGAAAAAGCAAAAAATCAGTTATTAAAAAGTAGCAGTCCCAGAACTGCTTTTTTTGATGATAAAATTACCGAACTGCCGGGAAAGCAGGAGAAAGGAGACATGAGAATGTCAGAATTTAAGGTTATTGAAACGCAAGAGGAACTTGATGCAATCATCAAGAATCGTTTAGAACGAGTTAAAGAAAAATACTCGGATTACGATGATATAAAAGCTCTTGTTGTTCAAGTACAGGATGAAAATAGCAGTCTAAAATCTGCATTAGAAACTTCTAAGCAAGAGACAGAAAGTTCTAACAAGCAAATTGCCGATCTTGAGGCTAAAATTTCCGGTTATGAAACGGAAAACTTACGTACTCGAATTGCATTACAGAATGGTTTGCCATTCGACTTAGCTGATCGCTTGCAAGGTACCGATGAAGAAAGTCTAAAAGCAGATGCAGAACGCTTAGCATCTTTTATCAAACCTGTCGAACCTGTTGCACCAATGCGTGTTGTAGAACCACAAATTGGAGACAATAAAACATCGCAAATGAAGTCAATGCTTCGAGAATTAAATAATACAGGAGAATAATGTAATATGACAGACAATTCATTAAAACAAGGAACGCTTTTTAAACCAGAATTGGTTAAAGAACTCATTTCAAAAGTGCAAGGACGTTCTGTTCTTGCTAAGCTCTCATCTCAAACACCAATTCCATTTAATGGAGTTGAGCAATTTATCTTTAATCTTGAAGGGAATGCTCAAATTGTTGGTGAAGGACAACAAAAAGGTGCTGGTAAAGCAATCATTGAACCAAAGGTAATTAAACCGCTTAAATTTGTATACCAAGCACGTATCACAGATGAATTTAAGTATGCTTCTGAAGAAAAACAACTTGAATACCTTTCACAATTTGCTGATGGATTCGCTAAGAAAATCGCAGATGCTTTTGATATCGCTGCTATCCACGGTCTGGAGCCAAAAGGGCTTACAGATGCAACCTTCCGTGACACTAACTCATTTGATGGTTTGATCTCTGGGAATATCGTAACTTATGCAGAAGATAAATTTGACGATAACATTGATGCTGCTGTCCAACAAATCGTAGCTAAGGGTGGAGAAGTTACTGGTGTGGCTATCTCTCCAGTAGGTGGTCAATCACTTGCTAAGTTGAAAGTAAATGGTGTGGCTCAATATCCAGAATTCCGCTTTGGTCAAAATCCTGACTCGTTCTACGGAATGAAATCAGACGTAAACAAAAACTTGACTGTTACAGGTGGAACTGCTCAAACAGACCATGCAATCGTTGGTGACTTTGAGAACCGTTTCAAATGGGGTTATGCTGAAAATATCCCAATGGAAATCATTGAATATGGTGATCCAGATGGAGCTGGTCGTGACTTGAAAGCCTACAATGAAATCTTGCTGCGTGCTGAAGCGTTTATCGGATGGGGTATTCTGGATGCTGATGCATTTGCTCGTGTTAAAGCGTAAGGTGATTTGAAATGATTTACGTTAATAAAGTATCAGGAGAAATAATCACCACTGATTCAGTGCTGGGAGGCGATTGGATCGCTGGTAGTGAATATAAAAACGGGACAGAAGTTTCAGAAATGAAAGTGGCAGATATTCGCTCTAAACTAGACAGTTTAGGAATCGAATACGACAAAGGAGCTAAGAAGGCTGACTTGCTTGCTCTTTTAGAACAGCATGAAGGATAGTTAAAATGACAACATTTGCAACAGTAGAAGACCTTGAAACTTTGTGGCGTTCTTTAAAATTCGATGAACGGAAGAGAGCAGAGGCGCTGTTTAAAATAGTGTCAGATTCTCTTCGTGAAGAAGCTAAGAAAGTCAGCAAAGATTTAGATAAGATGGTGCTTGACAGCCCATCTTATAAAAGTGTTGTGAAATCTGTTACCGTGGATGTGGTTGCTCGTACATTAATGACATCAACCGATCAGGAGCCAATGACACAAATGGCTGAGTCTGCTATGGGATATTCTTTTAGTGGCTCTTATTTGGTGCCTGGTGGTGGCTTGTTTATCAAGGAGTCTGAGCTGAAGAGGTTAGGCTTCAAAAAGCAAAGATATGGGGTGATTGATCTTTATGGGACGAATTAAAGGTATTACGATCACTCTTATAGAAACCGTTGAGAAGGGAAGGGATGACTTTGGTCATCCCATTTTTGAGGAAGTTGAAACTTTTGTGGATAATGTCCTTATATCTCCATCTTCAACGGAAGATATCACAAGCCAGATGAATCTAACTGGACGGAAAGCAGAGTATACTCTAGCAATACCAAAAGGTGATCTTCATGATTGGGAAGATAAAGAAGTTTTATTTTTCGGTAAGAGATGGAAAACTTTTGGAATTCCTCTTGAAGGGATTGAGGAGATGCTTCCTTTAGTTTGGAATAAGAAGGTGATGGTAGAATGCTATGAGTGATATTAAGTTTAAGCTCAATCGTGCAGGAGTGGCTGAATTAATGAAATCTGCCCCTATGCAGAGTATCCTTTCTCAATATGCATCTGATATTCAAGCTAGATGTGGTGATGGATACGTAAAAGATATTCATGTAGGTAAAAATCGTGCTAATGCAATGGTTAGTGCAAAGACCTATAAAGCTAAGAAGGACAATATGAAAAACAATACTCTTTTGAAGGCGGTGAATTAAATGATTGAAATTGTTATCAAGAAATATCTTGACGGTCATTTATCGGTACCGTCTTTTTTTGAGCATGAAACAAACATGCCACAAGAGTTTGTAATCCTTGAAAAGACTAGGGGAGCCAAGAAGAACCACGCAAAGACTGCAACATTTGTTTTTCAGAGTTATTCAACCAGCATGCAAAAAGCTGCTGAATTGAATGAGAAAGTAAAACAAGTTGTCGAAAACATGATTGAACTGAATGAAATCAGTGGAATCCACCTAAACAGTGATTACAATTTCACAGACACAGAAACTAAAAAATATCGTTATCAAGCGGTATTTGACATAAATTATTTTTAAGAAATGGAGAATGGAATGGGATCAGAAGCTCAAACTACTCAAACAACATCGTCATCATTAGTGACGACAGCAAAACCTAAAATTGGGGGGGCAATCTATTCAGCACCTACTGGGACTCCTCTACCAACAGATGCGACAACCGCCTTAAATGCTAAATTTTTATCTCTAGGATATATCTCAGAGGATGGCTTGGAAAATGAAAATAGCCCTGAATCTGAAAACGTCAAAGCATGGGGTGGTGACATCGTACACTCCTCACAAACAGAAAAACCCGATACTTTCACTTATACATTAATCGAAGCATTGAACGTCAATGTGCTTAAGGAAGTGTACGGTGCTGATAATGTTAGTGGGGATCTTAAAACAGGTATCACTATCAAGGCTAATTCAAAAGAATTAACTAGCCATTGCGTTGTGGTAGATATGATTTTGAAAGATGGGACTATGAAACGTATTGTTATTCCTCAAGGAAAAGTAACAGGTATCGGAACTATCTCTTACAAAGATGCTGAGACAGTCGGATACCAAACAACTCTTACAGCATTCCCAGATGGCGAAAGCAATACTCACTACGAATACATCAAAGGAGCTTAATATATGTCAGAAACTAAATCATTTAAAGGGACTACTAAAACAGGTTTTCCATTCGATATCAGTATGGAACGGATGGAAAATTATGAGGTCGTAGAAACTATTGCTGAAATCGATGAAAACCCTCTTGTACTACCTCGGTTGCTTAAATTGTTACTCGGTGATCAGGTGGCAGCGTTGAAAGATCATGTCCGTGGTGAAGATGGAATGGTACCCACTCAGAAGTTGATGGATGAAGTACGAGACATCTTCGAGTCACAGAATGTAAAAAAATAGTAACCCTTTCCAGAATGATCAAAACTGATGAAGATGCTTTGATTTGTGATTTAGCTGAGACGTATCGTATTTATGATTACAGACAGCTACCTGCATATCAGGTAGCTGTTTTTTCATTTGGTCTGCGTGATGATTCAAGGATAAAAGTTGCAATGTCAGGGCAGAATGTACCAACTGATCTATTAATCCAAGCAAGTATGTTGGATCGACTATCTATGCTTGTATGGATGAAAACCAAAGATGGACAACAGGGTAAAAACCGTCCGGCTTCAATGGTTGATAGTCTTCTCAAGGTCGAGAAGGAAAAGGAACAGATGGTATTTACATCTGGAGAGGAATTTGAAGAATACAGAAGTAAATTGTTAGAAAAGATTGGAGGTGGTAATTAATGGCGACAGAATTAGGTCAAACATATATCCAAATTATGCCATCAGCTCGTGGAATCAAGGATATGATTAAGAAAGAGCTTGGCTCTGAAATACCACAAGCAGGGCAGGAAGCAGGGGAATCTTTGAGTTCTAAGATGCTAAGTGTCGCAAAAAAAGCAATAGCAGCCGCCGGAATAGGTAAATTCTTTTCTGCATCATTGACAGAAGGGGCCAATCTTCAACAGTCATTAGGAGGTATTGAAACCTTATTTAAAGGTTCTGCTGATACGGTTAAAAAGTATGCTAACGAGGCTTACAAAACTACAGGACTTTCAGCCAATGCCTACATGGAGAATGTAACAGGCTTTAGTGCCAGTCTCCTTCAATCGTTAGGCGGTGACACTCGGAAGGCGGCAGATGTTGCTAACATGGCTATGGTCGATATGGCAGACAATAGCAATAAGATGGGGACATCTATGGACCGTATCCAGGATGCTTACCAAGGATTTGCAAAGCAAAACTATACAATGCTGGATAACCTTAAACTAGGGTACGGTGGTACAAAAACTGAAATGCAACGCTTACTAGCTGATGCACAAAAGTTGACTGGTGTTAAGTATGACATCAATAACCTATCTGATGTGTATCAAGCTATCCACGCTATCCAAGAGAATCTAGACATTACCGGGACAACCGCTAAAGAGGCAGCGACTACTTTTAGTGGATCGTTCGCATCCATGAAAGCAGCAGCTCAAAACGTCTTAGGAAAATTAGCTCTTGGTGAAGATATTATGCCTTCATTACATCAACTTTTTGAAACCGTTAAAACATTCCTTGTAGGTAATCTTATTCCAATGGTATGGAATGTGTTAAAAGGGATCCCCCAGGTTTTAGCTGCTGCACTCGGTGAGCTTATGCACACGCTTTTCGGAGACTACATTGGAGAAAGCATTATGAACGATCTTTATGATGTTTTTGATAAAGTAGGAGGAGTGGTCAGCACTATCTATGATATGATTTTCGGATCATTGAGTAAGAAAGACAATATAGATTTTTTAAAGAAGCTAGGAATAAACGAGAAAACAGCTAGTAGCATTGTGAACATTGGCGAGAATATCCGGACCATGTTTGAAAATATTGGTGCTGTTATTAGTAACGTTGCTGGGATTGTTGGAGAATTTATTAGTGATCTTTTTGGACTTGCTAAAAGTAAAGATAGTGTTGGAGGAGTAGCTTCAGCTTTTGAAGCCATTACAAAAGTTTTAGCTGATGCATCAGGTAAGGTAAAAGATTTTACGAAGTGGATGCGTGAGAATAAAACAGTTATGGATATTGTTAAATCTGCTCTAGCCGGTGCCTTAGCAGGTTTTTTGGCATTTAAAGCAATTACAACTATTCAATCTATTATCACAGGTTTCAAATCAGCACTTTTAGCAGTTAAAGGCGCAGTTTTAGCTTTTAACGCTGCAATTGCTGCTAACCCACTCGGAGCATTAGTAGTCGCTATTACTGCTGTTGTAGGTGCATTAGTCTGGTTTTTTACCCAAACAGAAACGGGTAAGCAGATTTGGAGTGCTTTCGTTGATTTTGTAGTAGGCTTGTGGAATGGTCTTGTAGAGTTCTTTTCAGGTTTATGGACAACCATATCAGAAGGAGCAATAAACCTTTGGAATGGGGCTGTAGAAGTATGGAATAGTGTGATTGAAGGAATAAAAATCGCTTGGAATGGAATAGTAGAATTCTTTGTTACTTTGTGGCAAGGTATTTCTAGTACCGCTACAGCTGCATGGACCACAATTACAGAAACGGTAATGGCCATTGTCCAGCCTTTTATTGATGTTTTTATGTCTATTTGGAATGGAATGAAAGATGGTCTGGGTCAGATTTTCGAAGGTATTAAAACGATTTTCAGTGGAGCCTGGGAATTAATAAAGAGCATTGTAATGGGAGCGGTACTATTTATCATTGATTTAGTAACTTTAGACTTTACAAAAATGGGTGAAGATCTAGGATTGATTTGGGAAAGTATCAAATCTGCTATATCAATGATTTGGGATGGTATCTGTACTTATTTTAGTGGAATCATTTCTACAATTATAGGATACTTCACTGGTGCTTTCGAAGGGCTTAAGACATTCTTGTCTGGAATCTGGGATTCTATAAAGGCAACAGCGGAAGCCATGTGGAATGCAATATGTCAAGCTATTCTTGGCATTATAGATGCTTTCATAGCTAGCGCAAAAGCCCTTTGGGAAGGTTTCAAATCTTTCATGTCTGGATTATGGGAGGGCATCAAATCTACAGCAGTAGGCATGTGGGAAGGTATTAAATCTGGTCTTGGTAGTATTTTCGATGGAATTGCCAGTGGTGCACAAAAGGCATGGGATACCATGAAAAACGGAGTTAAAGACCTTTGTTCAGGTATTAAAGGATTTTTCTCTGGCCTAGCAAATATCAATCTTTGGGATGCTGGTAAAGCTATTCTTAATGGTTTCTTAGGGGGATTGAAAAGTGCGTTTAATGGTGTTAAGAATTTTATTGGTGGTATCGCTGGTTGGATTCGTGATCACAAAGGACCTATTTCTTATGACCGTAGGTTATTGATCCCTGCTGGTAAAGCTATCATGGGAGGATTTGATACCTCTTTACAAAATAGTTTTAAAGATGTGCAAAGGACTGTTGGTGGAGTAGCTGGATGGATTTCAAATGCATTTACAGGTGATGATTTTGATTTCGGGTCAGGAGCATCTTTCAGTAAAGATATCACATCCACATTGCAGATGCCTAACGCTAAATATGACACAACTGAGTCCAGAATGGTGTCTGAGATGATGATTCTGAGATCAAGTTTAGATACTTGGCTTGAGAAGATATCAAACAAAGACTCTAATACTTACTTAGATGGAGAAAAATTAGCCATCAATGCCTATCAACGTCAAGGACGAATCATGGCTAGAGAGGGGATCTAATGGCAGTAAATTATCTGATTATCAATACTTTTAACACAAACACTATATCAGATAGTGTGGTGACTGATTTTGGAGATATTAAAGGTGCTATCCCTCGATATGATGAGCAGAAAAAACTATTTGGAATGAATGGCCAGTATAACATTGAAGATGGTGCTTATGATGGATATGAGCGTACTTTGAAGTTGTTTGTTAAGCGATATGAAGATGCTCAAGCCATTATTAACGCATTCCAGAAGCAAGACAATGTATTGGAATTTAGTTATCAGCCTGGTAGCATTTACTATGCTGATTTACTTGAATCAGAAATCTCGCTTCATGGCCAAAATAACTGGATTGTAAGTGTCAAGGTATACCAACATCCTTTTAGATATTTAAAAAATGTCCAAGAGGTTGTGCTATCAGGACGTGGGACAATCACTAATCCAGGTACAATATACTCGGAACCAGTTATTACAGTTGAAGGGCAAGGAGAAGTAACTCTAACGATTGGCAACCAGACAATGGGATTAAACCTATCAGGTGGGGCTAAAATTGATTGTAGGCAGCGGAAACAAAACGTTTATACATTGAATGGGCAACTTAAGAACACCTTGCGAACAAGAGGCCCTTTTTTTGAACTGCCTAAAGGAGTTGTAGGTGTAACTACATCTGGTAATGTTTCCAAAATCAAAATTCAAGGAAATTGGAGGTATATCATTTGATTTATTTAAAAGAGGGTAATATTCCTCTTAATTTGTGTACGGATGATGACATCAGCCAGCAAGAAAATAATACTTATCAGCTTACCTTCAAGTATCCTGTTAGTGATGAAAAATGGAGCCTGCTACAAAACGAAGTTCATTTGTTAGCAGATGATTTGTCAGGAGAACAAGAATTTGTAATCATTGACATCCAAAAGGAGCACGGATATATCACAGTATATGCCAATCAAGTAGCAACGTTGCTAAACGGATATAGTATCCGCAAGATCAATGTAGATCGGGCGAATGGTTTTACTGTGATGAACAAGCTAGTAGAAGGGCTAAAGAGAGAATGCCCTTTTACTTTCTTTTCTGATATCTCTGAATTACATACTTTAAACATAGAGAATGTATCAGTAATTGATGCACTACTAAAAGGTCAGCACTCAATTATTGGTCAGTGGGGTGGTGATTTAGTCAGAGATAAATACTCAGTGAGATTATTAAGAAATGGAGGGATTGAGAATCAATCTCTTTTTATGTACAAGAAAAACCTTTCTGAGTACAAAGAATCCACTACTACTAAATCACTTAAGACAAGAATTCATTTCCGTAAGGTCATTACCGCATCTGGAGAAGGAGAGAAGGACAAAATCCTTGAGGCTACTGTAGACAGTCCACTTGTAGATAAATATAAGCATATCTACGAGGATGACATGGATGTCCAAGACCAGGATGTTAAAACCATTGAGGATCTAAAAGAGTATGGTAAGAAATACTTTCAGTCAAGTCTTTGCGATTTGCCAGATGAGAGCTTAGAGATTGATGTGGTGGGTCATGCCGATCAACCAGTAAAACTATTTGATACAGTATCAATTTTTTATGAACTCTATAATGTTGATATTCGCAAAAAGATTACCAGTTATAACTACAGTCCAATGTCTAAAAAATTGAAGAAGATTGGATTTGGTAAAATTTCACGTTCGCTAGGTGGTGCGATTGGCAAAATCGTTGACGATGTAGTCAAAGAGAAAATTGCTAGTCACGATGCTGAATACGAGGCAAAAGTGCAGAAGCTTGTAGATAATGCCAATGCTGAGTATGAGAAACGAGCCAAGGAAATTGAAAATAAGGTCACAGATGGCGTTGAGGAAGCAAAAGCGAAAGCTGAAGTCGTGAAGCAGGAAGTAAATGGAATTATTGCACAAAAAATCTTTGAATCAAAACAACTAACTGACTCAGAAATTGCAAAAGCAAATGAAAAAGCACAGAAAGCTTTAGATAAAGCAGGCACAATTCCAGATACCAATCAATTGTTGTACCAGATCAAACAACAGGTTTTGAACAGTCCAGATCTGTCACGGAAGGTAACAGAAACGCTTAACCAGACTGAGTCTGAAGTTATTTATAATAAAATCTATCAAAATATCAGAAATGAATTTACAAGCAAATCTGATGGTGATTACCTTTTCGATAAATCACGATTGACTAATCAAAAATTCGATGATATCGAAAATAAAATCGCAAAACAAACTGTAGAGTTCAATAAGCTCACAGAGTCTAATAAACTCTACGAGCGTGTCCTCGGCAAATCTGAAACAGGCGCCCCAGACCAACTATCACGGATGGTAATGTCTAGCCAGATATTCCAGACAGAGGTCGGGAAGTATTTTACAAGTGACAATAATTTGATCGTCAATTCAGAGACGATGGATCAGCACGTTTTAGTAAATGAAAACCGGCCTGGGGTCAATGTATCTGTAAATGATGGGGTTTTTACAATCAAAGCACAGGGCGCGACATCTTTTAACTGGTCCGGATTTACACTTCCGATTTACGTTCGCAAAATTTATCGAGGCGAAACATATTCAGTCGGTTTTAAATATCGCATTCGTGGAGCAATTGACTATGACTGTAACGTCATTATTAAAAACCACATTTTGAATCGTGCAGCATTTACGGCCACATTTGCAAGGCCAAACACTCCTGTTTCGGACGAATGGAAAGAATATCAAGGGACATTTTATATGTCTTCAGATTTTGAGTTCGGTAATCACAAAAACTTACCTTTTTATGTCTATGTCACAAAAAACGGATGGATAGAGATAAAAGAAATTATGCTTGTCCGTGGATCAAACACAGGCCCTTATAAGCCAAGTCAGTTTGATGATGCTTACAAAACAGCTAATAGGACCAGAGAACTAGCGGAAGCCACACACACTCAAGTCACGCAACTCGCTGGCTCGTATGCAATTGAAAATCTTAATAGCGCAGGCGATATTATCAACGGAATTAATTTAGGCGCAGACGGGAATAATCGTTTTGTTGGTAAGTTAACTCATATTACAGGTGAAACCCAAATTGATAATGCAGTTATCAAATCAGCAATGGTTGATAAACTAAAAACAGGGAATTTTGAATCTGGATCAGTAACCACTCAGATCATTGCTAGTAATGCAGTAACCGCAGATAAATTGTTAGTAGATTCTGCAATGATCAATAAGTTTGTATCAAATCAAGCATTTATCAGAGAGTTGACTTCACAGAAGGCATTCATCACTCAATTAAACTCTATTGACATCGCTTCAAATCGTTTCACTGGCGATAGAATTACCTCTTCTGATGGATCATTAACTTTTGATTTGGTGAAAAATCAATTAACAATGACGAACAACACAGCTTCAATATCAAGAGAAGATGCTGGATATCCAACTCAATTCATACGTTATGAGTCTTCTATCGAAAACGGACATAAACATTCCAAAACAATCATTGGTAGCAATCGAAATGGTTCTAAAAATTGGAATTCCGTCTCATTTTCGGGAATAGTAATTGATAACAATTCTAATAATACAGTTGATAAGATTTTACAATATGGGGACTATAACAACATGCGTCATGCTCCGTCTGATGAAGGCTGGAATTTTAGTGTGGTAACTCAAACATTAACACCGGGCATTTGGAATAAAAATTCCGAAATTTGGTGCAGGCATTTTGTTATCCCTAAAAAAACAAAGTCAGATACAGACAGCCCGACCGAATTTATCCGTCTAGATGAAAGTGTGGCCGCTTTATGGAAGCTGTGGGCGCATGCCCTTGGTCAAATTAATATGACCGGTGCAATGAAAGCGAAAGTACAAAGCATGCTAGAATACTTCTCTTACAATCGAGATCATATTTTATAATGGAGTAAACAAATGAAAGAAAACACTTATGTATCAATCATCACAGATCTAGCTAATCAATTGGCTAGTAAATCAATCAATGAAGCTGAGTTCAAAGCACGATTGACTGAAGCACAACAGGAGAAACAACAGCTCCTCAAAGAACTAGAAATCTATCGCTCTGTTCTGGAATCTGACAAAGATTTGATGGACCTTTTCAACGAAATCAAAACTAAAAATGAGGTAACAAACTAATGGATTATAAATTACAATTTAAATCATTTGACCCAGTTGTGAATGCTACTAAAGTAGCAATTAAACAAGATCATCCATATCGGGTATTCGAAGAAGTTTTACCAAACAACCGCATGGCAGAGGAAGATTCTGCACTAGTCGAAGCAGTGCTAAACATTGTCCGGATGGAATTGGACCCATCTGGTGCTATTGTGGCACTGAAAAAAGAGCTTGATAAGTCTGTTGAGGCTAACAAGGTAGCTATTCAAAAAATTCAAGAACTTACTGTTGAGAACAAGAAGAAAGATACTCAAATCCAAAACAACAAAGCTCTTGCGGATTGGTCTGTCCTCGTGGCCGTGACCAACCAAGACAACCCACTTGATCCAACACTCTACAAGCGAGCGCTTGAGCTTGTGGAAACTGCCCAAGTAGGTAAAACATACAAACCGCATGACATCTTCACCCTCGTAGATCCTGATCATACCGAACGATTTAGCGAAGGGAAACAGGTACTTGTGCAAGTAAATTATGATTTCACTTACAACGGGGAATCCATCAAAGACCTCAAAGGTCCTCTTCTTCAAAATGGAAAACTTGCAATCTATAATTGGGAGGTACCAAAAGAAGAGAAGCCGGAAAAAACATCTGAGAATCTTGAAACTCAACCAGTAGCACAGCCTGAATCTTAATGATAGGAGTGTGATTGATGTATCAAGAAGAACCAGATGGTATTTTTGGAATTATCGAGGTAGTTCGTGATTTTTACGATCACGGAATTGACGAACATATAATCGTATTTCTCTTGATGGCCATCGTTGCTCTAGATATTATCCTGGGGGTATCTAGAGCATGGGCCTATCATGAATTTTCCAGTAGAAAATGGAGGAAGGGCCTAGTTAGTCACACAGCTATGATCTTAATTGTGGCAATTGGTTATCCCTTCACGTTATACATGAATCTAGCGCCTGTTATTGATGCATTCATCATCTCGATGATGGCAGCTTACGGCTCTAGTATTCTTGCTAGTCTGTCAGCACTAGGGATAGAAATTCCCTTTATCGATCAATATATCCAGAGAAATGTTGATCGTGAAAAATTTCAATTAAAAGAAGGTTTGGAAGAACCTAAGAAGTTAAAAAAAGGAGCAAAGAAAAAATGAATCAAATCACAGGAATCGTAGTTAATTCACTAATGGCTATTTTTGTCGCTTTTGTCGGAATCGCTGTTAAATCACTCAAAGAGTATCTTCTTACTCGTGGTGGCAAAAAGGCATTGGAAGTAGTAGAAATCCTGGCAAAAAATGCGGTAAATGCCACTGAGCAAGTAGCAGGAACATTAGGAATTCATGGAGCTGAGAAACTAGAGCATGCTAAAGGATGCTTGATTAATGGGCTAGAATCTCAAAATATTTATCTGACAAACGAAGAACTTAATACTTTTCTTGAGGCAGCTGTAAAAAAAGCTAACGAAGAATGGAAAAAATGAGGTATTATTATTATGGCAACAAGACAAGAAATTATTCAATTTATTATTGATTTAGCAAATTCTGGTATGGGTGTAGATAAGGATGGTTTTGCAGGGACACAATGCGCTGATCTGCTCACATATCCTGCAAAGACTTTCTTTGGTATTGATCTATGGGGTAATGCTTCTGAATTGCTTGATTCAGCGGAACAAGCAGGCTTAGAAGTGCATCGTATGCCTACAGATAAAAATCCTAAAGCTGGTGCATTCTTCACAATGGATGCTTGGTTTGGTGGTGTAAACTTTGGACATTGTGGAGCGGTAATCGAAGATTCAGACGGTTACAGTATGAGAACTGTTGAGCAAAATATTGATGGCAACCTTGATGCTCTTATTGTGGGTGGGCCTGCCCGTTTTAATAGTCGTGGATTCGAAAATGTGCAGGGATGGTTCTACCTTCCATACTCGGATACTCCGTTAAGTGAAAACTTCCAACCGCTTAGCGAAACCCCTAAAAATGATGAAATGGAACTTATCCCAGAAAATGGGACATTCATTGTTGGAGATGCTGCCATCAATGTTCGTCGTGGGCCAAGTCTTAATAGTGAGATTGTGGCTGTTTATGATGCTAATGAAAAAGTCCATTATGACTATAAAGGATCAGCAAATGGCTATCGTTGGATCTCGTACATTGGTGAGTCAGGTAACCGTAATTACATGGCAATCGGACAGACAGATGAAGAGGGTAACCGTATCAGCTTGTGGGGGGATTTAGAATAAGGAGGATTTGAATGATTAGATCAAATTCAACTAATCTTAATCGGATAAAAGGGGGAGAAGTTATTAAACAAGGGGACTTCTCCTCCACTTTTGAATATGAGTTACTTGATTACAAGTATAATAAAATCACTAATCTAGATGGCCAAAACGCTTCAATTAAGCTAGCAAACCAAAAAGGTAAGTTGGTAATCAATGCAACTGTAGAAAATTCAAAGGTTAGTTTTAATATTGGAAAAATCTTACCTGTTGGTATTTACCTAGTAGAAGTACAATGTGGAGAGTATGTGTTTCCTAGTGATCAATCTGTAAGACTGGAAGTCACACAATCAACAGAACATTTTAATAACTTAGAAGATATTGAAATGGCGCAACTTGACATTAAAAAAGCAGTTGAAGATTATCTAAAGCGTATTAATTTTGTTGCCTATGATGACAGCAATATAAAGCGTGAAATTAGAGAATTAAAGGATAAGACACAAGGCCAGATTATTGATATTGCCCCTCTTGAAAGCAGAATTGCTAACCTTGAGAGCAGGGGACAAACAGAGACTATAGATCTCGTTCCTTACCTAAAAACCGAAACGGCTTACACCTTATTTCCAACTTACGCAACCCTTCAAGCACAAATGACCTCTAACATCAAGACAAAACACCTTGAATTGGGCCTTGATTCGTTAATCGAGACCAAGTTAAAAAATGGAGATGATCCATATATTACCAACCATCATGTTGAAACCTGGTATACAACTAAGGCTGAATTCAACAATCTGGTATCAAGGGTACAGGCTTTAGAAAGTAAAGAGTAATCTTCTAAAACTATAAAGTAGTTTGGTATTTCCATTACAATAGACATTTTAAAAAATGTCGGTTATAACAGCAAATAAGATATCGTGTTTTCAGAGGTATTGATACCCAAAATGATACCCAGTTTTTATAAACATCGCATTTTTTTCAGATTGATTTAACCGTAAAAGGTTGAATTATCTAGGGTTTTAAGGCTATTTCTCAAAATGTTAGATAGTGGTCATTAAACAAGTTTCTGTTTACCCAATCGCAAAATAATCGCTCTAAGTAGCGTTAAATAAGGCTTTCCGATTTTTCGGAAAGCCTCTTTTTTTGTTTTGATACCCACCGTGATACCCATATTTCAAAAACCAATGTAAGAAGCGAACTTGTCAGCTACTTCATCCTTTGCTTTTTGCGTGACGTGAGCATAGATGTCCATAGTGGTTTGAATATTCTCATGACCGAGTCTTTCCTGGACCTCTTTGATAGTTGCTCCAGCCTCAAACAGTAGGGAGCAGTGCGTATGTCTAAATCCATGAGGTGTGATTCGTTTGAAATCAGGGTACTTCCTCCAGATTCTGTTCAACATATTGTTGACATGGACAACACTCTTAGGTTCTCCATTCTCATTTTTAAACAGAAGTCCTTTTGTACTATACTTGTGCCAATTTTTTAAAACCTTGATTGTTTTTGAATCGAGGGTAATTGTTCGGGCACTCTTTTTTGTCTTTGGAGTCTGAAAGATAAGTTTATTATCTTCACCCTTGGCCAAGGTTTGATTGACAGTAATCTGTCCTTTTTTAAAATCGATATCAGACCATCTTAGAGCGCTAATTTCATTCTTTCGCATTCCGGTAAAAGCTAGTAATCTAAAATACGTCAGCATTTCATTATCGTCGAAGCCTTTAACGATTTTAAAAAATTCCTTAAGTTCTTCTTTGTTGTAGAACTTTTCAAGTTCATCTGTATTATTTTTTTGTCGTTTTGGCTTAAGAGTTTTTCTCATAGGGCTGCTATCAATCAATTCCATAGATATTGCATAATCAAATATCTGATTAGCAATGCTGATGATCCCAAAAAATCTCTTATAATCCTCAGCCCATTTATTGACCTGAGCTTGGCACATAGATAGAGTAATTTTATTTATGGGCTTATCTCCAAAATGAGGGATAATAAGTCTGTCTGCTTTGTCAATTTGGCTAACATAGGTAGATTCTTTAACTGTATTTCTATAATGCTCTTTCCAAGTTTCATATACTTGTTTGAAAGTAGTAGTTGTATTTCTGGTTCTAAAGGTTTTCTTCTCATAATCAGCCAAACACTTAGCTTCAGCAAGTCTAGCTTCACGTTCAGTTTTAAAACCACGCCTAAGAGTTACAATCTTTTTGCCAGTCAATGGATCAATTCCATGATAGGCTTTAAAATAGTAGGCAAAACCATCACCTTTTTTATATTTTTTGATCATTGATTTTTACCTCATTTCTTGTTAAAATGGGTATAGTAAAGAGGGCTTTTTAATGCCATTCTTTCTATACAGCACATCCTCACATTTTAGCTTGCAGGCGATTGTGGGGATTTTCTAATTTCTAATGACTTTGATTTTTGATCAAGTACTAAATAATTTTTTCAAACACCATTGTAGCCTGGATGCGATCTCCTCCACCTAGCCCCTTGCTACCCCCGTTAGCAGTGCTAATGGTATGGAGTCGGTATCCTTTGGCAACTTGTTTGTTAATCACATCTTCAAGTTCAGTGAGGTTTCCAGAACCAGTACCAAATAACTTTTCTTTAAGTGTTACTTGAAGCACAACATAGTTCAATCCAGTTGCTCCTGAAGCTCCAGAAAAAGAACTTTCTTGTTTAACATTGTCAAAAAATCCCATAATAATTTCTCCTTTTTTAATCAATTAAAGACCTATATTCATCAATCACCATCGTTTCGTTAGCGATGGTTTTTAAATTATACCGTTCCATAAAATGGATGTAATTAAATTCTGACACATCATCCATAGTTTTTAATTCTTCTTCTAATAAATGATGAATCATGCTACGATCAGCTTGAAGTTCACACAACTCCCTATTTACCTCATACTGGACTGGAGTATGTTCTTTATGGCCCAATTCATGTAGAGCTACTTGTTTTTGATCTTGCTCTGATAGATTAATATCAATTGCAAGAACCTTCAACGCTGGATTAAAGAAGCCTGGGCTATGCCATTCGCTTCCATCAAAGTAGCATAAGCTTACACCCTCAAGGGCACAAAGCTCTTTCACAGTCATATAAATGCACCTCTATTTATTTTTTAAGTGTGCCTTCAAGACTGCTGTAATAAAATCAATATCTTCTTCAGTAAGTGGTTTACCATCGAACAACATAGATTGCGCAGCAATGTCTCGAAGGTCAAGCGGTGCAGAAGCATCACCGTCTGTTGCGGT